TTATCAAGCTGATTTTGGCTGGAAAGGTTGGATAGGATCCTGGATTCAGCCTACTAATGTAGACACTGTTACTGGCATATCAGATATGCGTAGAACTATCAAACGCGACATTACTTCTTATGCTAAAAATGAAATTAAATTTCCAGCTCCTGAAAAATACAAACGATTTCATGCTTTTGCTGATCGCCATTTCCGTTTCCTCCAAGGAAACGATGAAGGTATTACAGAAAACTTTTCCCTCAAATGCATTCCAACCAAATTAGGTGGAGCTCATAGAATTCATGCCAATGATTTTATTAGACTTTGTCTTAGATGGTTTGGCTCCTCTTTCAATACCTCTATATGGGATAAAATAATGTCCAAATGCAAAACTCTAGGATATCACCAAATTGCCTTCCATTCTTTCGAAGGCGGTTTTTCTGTCGATGCCGCTGATTTGGCTAACGCTACTCTTGTTATAGATATGGTTGACTTTTATGAAAGTCCCTTCTTATGTAATTGGTTACCTAGTCGGTATTCCGTTAGACTTCTCCTTTTCCTTTATCTTGGTTTCGATACTCCCTTAGCTTCAATAGCCACCTGTGCAGCGCTTCTTGCTGCGTCCACCGCGGCGATTATAGCTATAGCTGTTTCCTATGGCTATCAATTACCCACTCTCTTTCAATTAAATACTCCTGACAAAATACCTAAACAAGAATCTGATAATTCGTCGAGATACAAAAAACAAGCTAGACTTGATAAAGAAGGTTCCTGGGTTATCTCACAAGACGAGGCCAACTATTATTACAAACACGGCCGCTTTCAAATGGGTGATGGAGAACAACCATCTGAGTTTCAGATGCTTTCCAAAGAATATCGTTCTCCTGATTGCCCTTATAATATCCATTCCAAGTTTCAATCTGCTGGTAATCCTGATAATGGGAAGATCATCAAGGTTATGATGAATAACAAATTCGTAAAATTTTATACCTATAGTGGCATCGAATCTGGTGTCTATGGTATATTTATGGATTCTCAAACCTTTCACTTTACGTGGCATGCCTATGGCTCCATTAGAGACGATAACGATTGTCTTGACAAAATTGAATTTTACGTCGACGATCCTGCTTGTGGTGTAAAAACTTGTCTTGTCCTTACTTCTGGATATACTATCAAAAGACATGAAACAGATCGAGATCTTGGTGTTATTCACTTTCCTAAACCAATTCTTTCGGGAGTCACCTCTCTTTGGAATATGTGTATGGACCGTAAAATGTTTTTTGAAAATAAAGAGTTTTCTGGTGTTACCCGTTACCTTAGGGCTACCAAGAAAGACTCTGTCCTCATTCGACCTGAAGGACCTTTTGAAGCCAAATGTGTTAAACACACCACTGCCACACATGGCGTTACTACCGCAAAAGGTAGGTATACGGACCATTTTCTCTCTTATTACATTGCTTTTGATGGTAAAGGGGAGCCTGGTGATTGTGGCGTTGTTTATTTTTTCTCATGCAAAGATGGCTTTTATTTCATGGGCCTACATATGGCTCGTGCCGGAGAAGACAGTCTCATCGTTCCAATCTTCCGTGATGATGCTCGGAAAAACAATTCCGTTTTACAGAGCTCTGAATTTCAAATGGAAACAACTCTTCAAACCGCCCCTGGTTTGTTCGATAATGTTACTTTACATGCTCCTACTGACAAGCCTCATGTAGGCCGACCTACTATGGGAGCGCAATATTGCGGAAAATGGACAGGAAAGGTAGCTCATTCCCCTCCTGTTAACGATACGCAAACACTTCATCCTGAAATGGTTCGTGGCGTTGAAGGTCTCTTTGGACATTTAGAAGTTCCTTGTAAAATGCATCCTGAAGCAGCTGATTATCGAAACGAGAAAACGTTTAATATCGGCCCCACTCCTCACACAAATGATAGTCCCATGTTAGATCCTAATTGGAGTGCAGACTTTTGTGCCTTTCCTGGAATGTGTAGAGAACTAACTGTTGAAGAAGCTGTTTTTGGAAGGCATGTTGAAGGCATTGATTCCATGGCCAGCTCAAGCAAATATGTTGGTCCTTTTATGGATGAACAAAAGAATATTTTAATTGATTTCGAAGCCAAGAAGCTTCATCCTATGGTTGAAGAACGTATTAAAGAATATGATAAAGTGGCCCTTTCCGGTGAAGACGTTATACCTCTTTGTGTGCAATTCGTTAAAAAAGAATTGTTACCAGTAGAGAAAGTCTGGGTCACAGATCCTTGCCCTAGAATCATTAATGGCCATGACCTAGCCTATAATATTTGGCTTAAATGTAAATTCGGTGATTTTATATCGAACATGAATAAACACTGGTCTGTTACCCCCAGTTGTATTGGAATTAATCCTTTTTCCACCGATTGGGCTGTAATAAATGCCTTTATTGAGAAGTTCCCTAACCTTATGGAGGGAGATCTCAGTAAAGAAGAATCTACCACTGGACAGATCCTCTGCCTTGCTTTTGCGGCGATGGTCAAGTCTAAGTATGTTTATGACAAAGATTTATATCTTTGTATAGATAAAGCCTGTGCTGGTTTGCATGGCTTTTTCTTTTTGCGTGGCGATGCGCTTTACCGGGCCCTTCGAGGCCACAGTTCAGGCCACCTTTTGACAGCCTTGTTCAACACATTTTGTGTATGGGCTGTCCATAAAGATGCCTTTGAAGTTACTTGCCCTGAGTTGTCTTTCAAAGAGCATACAGCTATTAAAGCTATGGGCGATGACACTAAAGGCAGCGTTTCAGACGTTGCTGCCGCTCAAGGTTACAATATGCGAACCGTAGCCAAGTGTTTGCGTGAAAGGCATGGTATGATCTATACTGATGCTGCGAAAGATGCTGGCTTTGATCGAGAATTTGCGGACTGGGAGACCAGCCGCTTTCTCGGTCGAGATACCTACGTTGACCCGCAAGGTCACGTTTTGGGACGTCTCAAAATTGAGACCATTATGGCTATTTTGGCTTATAAGTCTTCAGGCATTCCTGGAATGACTCCCAAGTGGGAGATTCAAGTGAGAGCCAATTGTGCGTTCCGTGAACTCTGCCTTTATGGCCCCGAAACGTATGATAAAATAGTTTTCTTCTACAACAAAATGTGGGATCGAAAACGACCGACAGTTAGAGAACTTAGACCTAAGGTTTTCGACTGCGAACATTGGCGCCAAGAAATGTTCAAATCCTGGGGTTCCGGGGGGAAATATTCCCCTTGGCAACGCTTTGGATAATTCCGCTCTTATGGGTTAGTTCTCCCTATAATAAAAGAACCGCTTGCATGCAGGTATAATGCGTGTGTCACCGATGCAAGAAAGATTATCTGTGCGCGCTCACGAGCGTACGGACCGACTGCCAGCCTAGGGGTGATTTACCGAAGCTGGCGACAGTACAAAATCTATCGCCGACGAATTAGTAAAAACGGAAGTTAATCCTCAAACAACACAAACCCAAAACTTAACCGAAATCCAAGACGTTGAAAATGTCGTCATGGAAAAGGTTACTGAACCCAAAACTATGGATGATCCCTATCCAGATAAGACCCCGCGTTCAGTTCTCACTCGAGAATACTTAATATACTCAGTGAATGTGGCCATGGGGACAGATCTTACAATCTGGCCCCAAGACCTTCTTCTTGCTCAAAATGTATTGAAGACTTATTTGAAACCTTTTCGCTATCTTAGAAATAATATTAAGCTTAAATTTCAATTTGTTACAAATCCCCTTCAATACGGACTTGTTGGTATCTCACGATTACCTTACATGCTGCCAACGGACAGCTATTCCACTTCCGTTTATCAACAATCCCAATCTGAACAAGAAATTCTAGACATTGCTTCTCAAGAAGCATATACTCTAGAACTCCCTTTCTTAAACCCTTACAATTATCTAGACATTCGCACAACCACTCAAGGGTTGCGCCAATGGAGGATCATGATTCATCCCTACTATATAGGTACGATGACTATGGGAGCACCTACAACTGTCCGTTTGGACATCTTTGCTTCTATGCCTGACCCCGAAGTCGCAGGTTACCAAGCGACGAACTTTACGTTCCTAGATTCCGAATTTCAATCTTCATCTTATGAACATCCTATGCGTGCCCTCGGCGCAATAGGTGAATTCATGGGCTACAATTACTTGGCCCCTGGACTTTCCAAATATGGGCATGAACCTGTGAACCTTACAGATCATGTCGCAATGCATCATGATATATGCTATGCGAAAGCCAAAACTACAGGCGA